CTTAAAGGCTAAAAAATATGTTCTTAAATGAAAATCCATATTTGCGGTAAAAAAAAAAAAAAAAAAAAAAAAAAAAAAAAAATAAATTTTTTTCCATAAAGAAGATAGTTTTGATTTAAGACCCTAATTTTACGCCTTTACGCCATTGACTTATATACCGTATTTTTTTTTAAAATTACCGTATATAATATTAAATTGCATCTTCATTTATGCTTTCAACTTTTAATTTTAAACCTCTAAATGCCTGAACACGTTTTTTTATTATTTCACCACTTTCATTGTAAGTTTCTATAGTTGTTTTACAATTACAATCACCTACACAATCTAATTGTTTTAATTCAGCTAATATTTTCTTTTTATCGGCTTTTAATGTTGCGTATAAAATATCTTTACTTATTCTATCATCATCATTATTTGTTAATTCATAAGTCATGAATATTAATTTTCTTACAGAATGCTCTTTATTGTCATCATCTATATCATTTTTAATTGTAATTGATTTATCGATAAATGATTCATATAATAAATAAACCATAGCATTACTATAATCATCAGTTTTTATTTTTTCTTTTAATGTTTCATCTCTAATAGCATAAGCACTAATAAACGCATCACCTAATTTTGAATTTTCATCATAAGCTTCTTGTGTAATAAATTGTTTTACTCCATTTAATTTTAAATGATGCTGTGAACTATCATCTCCATTAATAGCTAATTCATTATTTCCAAAAAAAGCTAATGTTGCATCAATAGTAAATTCTCGTGGGTCTTGATATAATGCTCTTGCTTTTAGTACATCACCCCCACTCATCACAGATTTCATAGCTTTATTACTAATTTTTAATTTTTCCTTGATATTATCATTTTCATTTTCATCAGTTTCTTGAGCAATAGCAATTCTTGAAAATTCTAATGGTAAAAGCCATGCATTTTCTTTTGCTAGATCACTTGATTTATTACTTTCACGTCGACATATCATATTTTCCAAATTAAATGATGTAATATAATTACCAAACGCATAACTAAATAATGAATATAAAATACCTTTACCACAATTTCTATTTCCAGAATAACTCATAAAATTTTTATCTTCAATATTACCACCAATAGCTCTACTAAAAAATTGTAATGCTAAATTTACTTTTTCACCAAATAAATTATCCATTATATCAGTTTTAATTTTATCAATAAAAGTTTTATTTGGGTTTATGAAATAAGCTTTAAATTCTCTATCAATAATTACAGTTGTAAATATTGTATTTTCAGGAATTTTAGTCCATTCAGTAAAGCATCGATGTTTTAAATCTAATACGCCATCAATAAAACACAATTTATTTTTAGTGGAACTATGAAATTTATCATATAGTTTATCATCTAAACGTATTATAGATAATTTAGACAATAAACCAGTTCTAATATTACACGCAGTTTTAACATTTTGACAATAAGGTAATAAATCATAATCTTCATTAGCACGATATAATTGACTTTCAAGAATATATTTCATTAGTAACTTATCAATAGTTTTATCATTATGTATCCACTTATTTCCATCTTTATAAAACATTTGATTATTACAATAAATAAATTTTGTTTGAATTTCATTAATAATTATATTTATTGCTTGATCATCACAACTAACAAATGTATAATTACTTTTTGTTTGTTCTGCTTTATTACGTTTTTGTTGTTTTTCACTTTCTTTAAGTTCTTGTTTTTGTTGTTTTTCTTGTTGTTTTTCTTGTTGTTTTTCTAGTTGTTTTTCTATCTTTTCTTGTTGTTTTTGTAACTTTTCTTGTTCTTTATTCTTTTTAAGTTGAGATTTAAGAAATTCATTTTCTTCTTTTTGTTTTTGTCGTTGTTGTTGTTTCCAATTTTCAATAATAGTTGGAAATATTTTTTTTATATTTTTACGGATAGAATTAATAGCGATAATTGGGTCTTCTAATAACATTTTTATATATTTAAATTGCTGATATATTTCATTTTTTTTATTATCAGAACCATCTCTATCTGTTGCAAGTTTCCAATATTTAAAAGCATTTTCAGGTGTCATAATAGAAAGAAACATACCGCCAAGAGTAATCCAACTAGTATGTTCTGAAACATCAGTTTTAAAAGCACCATTTTCACAATAATATTCAATTTCAGAAATATTTTGATCCAAAATACCTATACTTTGAGATGGTTTTTCAAAATTTATATCTGTATTTGAGTTAAGTCTTTCCATACTAGAACATGTATTTTTAGATATATTACTAACATAATTAACCATAACGCAATCTTTAATATTTGTAACAATAGTATCTTCAATATTTCCTTTTTTTAGGAGTAATGGTCTATTTTCATTTGGTTTACTAGTATTAACGCAACGTAATTTTCTATTAGAGGAATAAATACTTGTATCAAAAACTTTATTATTATCTATTTTAATTACACTAGTAATAGGATCATCTTTTATTTCAGAAACAATAATATTCAAATCTTCGACAAATGATTTCATATTTTCTTTATTATCCATTAAATTAGTAATATAAAATCTAATTGAGTATTTTCCTTCAGTTTCACTATAATTATTAGTATGAGATGTTGCAATTGCAATATTTGGTTCAATACCTGTAAAAGCATGTAAAGCATCAAAAATATAATTTTCTAATTTGTTTTCTAACCATTCTGCTGTTTCTAAATCAAACTCTGTTTTATCACAATAATAGTCAAAATCAAAATTATATCTATTAAAATCATTAATTACTTCATAAGTAGGTTCTACTCCATTATTCAAACGATTAATCAAGTCATCAACATTACAATTTTCAAAAGAATTACCATACCAGTCATCACGGATTCTAATTTCCATTCTATAGTTAATATAGAGAAAAAAATCTTTATATCATTTTTTTTATATAATAATTAAGCAATTTTCCTAAATATTATAAAAGTATATTCAAAAACTCTTTTTGGACTTTTTTCCATGCATCATACTTTTGTTTTGATTTACGACAGATTTGATTATATTGTTCTTTATTGCTCTCTCTCCATAAATAAATATGTTTTTTATTTTGTTTATAACTTGGCGGTGACATTTCCTTAATATATTCTATACTAACTTTTTATTTTTAAATCATTTTTTTAATATTTAAAGAAAAACGTATATAAAAACTATCGTATATAAAACCATAGTTTTTTTTATGATTGCTATTAATTAATAGTAATTAGATAATTACTAAACATTCCAATTCTGTTCTCCATCTCGCAACATCTTAATCTTCGATTGAGTTAATCTTGACAACGCATAAAAACAAACACGACACATAGGACACTTATTATTCAACTTCATACAACAATCATGACAAACTAACACTCTACAATCACAAGACTTAATCCAATTATTATCTGTATCACGTTTTAGAAAACGCATAAACATATTATCTATTACTTGTTTATCCTCTAAACAGATGTCACACGTTTCTATTGGTATTACAGGTGTTACAGATGTTACAGATGTTACTTGTATTTCTTGTGAATTAGGCACTCGATTATTATAAACTTCTGTTAAAACTGTTTGATTAAACGGAATATTAAACAAGATACATAGATTAATTATATCTTCGAGACTAGGACAACTAACATAACAATGTTTTTTTGGAATATCAAACCACATTCGATAATTCCATAACATATAAGCTAGGGGAACAAGATTACCTCTTTCATCTTCAAGTGGTAGATTCAATCGTTTTCTATTCTTAATCTCTTGGTTTAATTGTTTTTCCTTGAGTTTCAAGTTTGCTTGTAATTGTTTGATTTCAGGAATATTCGGCATTATTGCGTATGCGATGCGTATGTAGTAGTTTATATACGTATTATCTATATGAAAAAACGAGTTTCAACTTTTTTTTTTAATAATAATTGTTTTTGTTTTTTTTTGAATATGCGTGTAAAAAACGTGTTTTTTTAATTATTAATTGTTTTTTTTAATAGTTTTTATAGTGTTAATTGTATTGGTTTAAGGTTTAATGTTGCTCTAAACTCGTTTATCATATTTAATGCTGTTTGTATATGTATTCTAATTAGATTATGTTCATTAATAGAATCAATAACATTATTAGGTAATGGATTATTAATACCATTCGCAATTAATATATTATTATTATCTATTATGGTGTTTAATCTTACATTGGTAGTTGCCCATACATAATAAACATTCATTAATAATTCTTCTTCCTTTCTTGCTCGTTCAAGTTTTATTACGTTTGCCGTAGGGTGAGTAGGGCGAAATGATAGGATATGGTTAATCAATGTTTCAGGAATTATGGACATTGTTGCGTATGTAGTTGTTTATATATGGATTATTAGTAGGTATATAAGAGTTTCAACTTTTTTTTTAATTAATAATTGTTTTTGTTTTTTTTTGAATATGTATGTAAAAAAACGTATTACATTAATCTATCACATGCTATATCATAAAACTCCTTGTTTTTTTCTATTCCAATGAAGTATCGGTTCAGACCTTTACAGGCTACGCCAGTAGATCCTGATCCCATTGTTGGATCTAATATTATATCATTCTCATTCGAATAATATTGTATTAGCCACTTTAATAATTCTACTGGTTTTTCTGTACTATGAAATCCTTTTTTTGATTTGTTAGTTACATCATATTCTAAAACACTTCTGGGTAATCTTGGTTCATATTCAGTATGAAAACTTTGTTTTTTACCTGAATACATTACAGATTGATTATGTTTTTCTTTTTTTGTAACTTTGTTAGTATGATATAATTTTACATTATAAGTTGGAAGTTTATTATAGAATACGTAAATCATTTCATGGCTTCTAAGAGGCATCTTACCACTATTTAAAAAACCAGCTCCAGAATTAGGTTTATTCCATACAAGGTCATACCGAAACCATTTTGGATTGCTTTGAATTAATTCAAAACCAAATTTAGTTGTTGTAAAAAAAATGTATGCTGTATTTGGTTTGCTTATTTTTTTTAATTTAGTCCATAGTAATTGGAGATCTATTTTTTTATCCCATTCGCAGTCAGTCTGGTTGTATGGTAGATCTAATATCACTAAATCAATTGTATAATTTAATGTATCTAATATATCCATACAATCATCGTTATATAATTCAATATTCATTTATATATATAATTATTTTAAAATAAAGATATTTTACTAACAAGTAGTAAATGACAAATCTTAGAGGTTCAACATGTCAAGATGATGATGAAAATAATTATTTATTTTATTTGTTAGTTATTGCATCTGCTATATATATTGGATTAAATATTAATATTAAATTAAAAACAACTTAAAGACAATGCAACTATATAATATGAGCAGGAACATCGCTCCATTAAGACCGCCACCCATTTATTTAATGTTATGAATTACACATCATAATATTAAAAAACTTATAGACTATTTGTTAGTTGGTTAACATCTATTATTTGTAAAAATCCTTTTCTAAATCTATTAGATGGTTGTTCATTCATATCAATAATCAATGGTTGCATAGCATCTCGTGTGGCAAAATTATAAATAGCCAATAATTGCTCCTTTGTAACACCTAAACCAAACTCTGATAATATTATATTAACCTCTCGTTGTCCTGATAGTTTCAATAATACCATATAATTACAGTTATTTCTTATCATTTTTGGTATTCTAAAATAGCTCTGACTCAAAAAGATGCAACTTACATTTAGCTTTCGGGCTCTTAAATAATATGTAGAAACCATCGTTAAATCCTTACTCAGAACCAAGTCATCCCAAACTACAAGATGGTTTGCATCTTTATTAAAAGTGTCTAACTTAGGAGTGTTAGATAATCCCTCTTTAATAACAATTTGATCTGATTTGGATTGAATCCATCGGTATAATGGCTCATCTGCATTTGCAGTTATTATATGTATAGATTGAAATGAGCCTTTGTCTCCACTTGAAAACAAGTGTAGTAAATTAATTAAAAAATTCGTTTTGCCTGAACCACTTGGAGCTACAACACACATTCTGAATGGTAATTTTAAATGATGCAAATGAAAATTTGGGTTTTGAACAGTGTCAAGAAGTTCCTTTGGTATTTTCTCATACATGTTAGCTACTCTACCTCCCTCCATACCAGCCAATAATTCAGGCTCTTTCTCTTTTTTCTTTTTAGGTGGCATTATATAATTAAGCAGATATTATTTTTTTTGTAATGAAAACTGATTTTTATAATCTTTTCTTAATATATAATATTAATGAGCGAATACGAACCACCAACAGAAAATTTACCTATATTTGACCCTGCAGTATTTGCAACAGGCGACGAACCTTTAACATATAACATTGCAGTTAAAAAGTTTTTAAAATATCCATCAGCTCAAGGAACTGAAAATTTACAAGCAATCAATGTTAATGGCATATCCACTTTTAATGCTGCCGCTAATTTTAACAAACCTATTGTTATGTCATCTGCTACTGTAGGAGACAGAGAAATAGAATCATCTACATATACAGTATTAAATGCCTCTAATACTGATATTGGTTCTGTTTCATATACATCTAATAGTATACTTTATAATTCCAAAACAGCATCAGCCCGACATGTATTTAACAATACAACATCTTTAGGTGTTAATCTTGAGGTTATGTCAATGACAGCCGATACAGGTATAGCAATGACGAGACCACTTGTAATGACTGGAACGACTTTAAACAGAGCAATAACATCAAGTTCATATAAAATGTTGTCAGGTGCAAATGTTCTTAGCGGTGAAATTGCTATGTTAGGAGCAGACCAAATTTATTATCAAAATACAGTTAATAACGGTAATCATAGTTTTTTAACAAGAAATAGTGATGGAACTCAAACAACGCCACTTAAAATTACCTCAGCAGGAATAGATGTTAATACAATTATGAATATTAATAATGGGAGTATTCCTTATGGACTTATAGGAATATCAGCTCCAAATGAAATTCGCCATCAAAATAATGTTAATGGAGGTAGTTTTGGTTTTTTAACAAGAACTAGTGGTGGATCTCAAACAACGCCACTTAAAATTACCTCAGACGGAATAGATGTTAATACAATTATGAATATTAATAATGGCTCTACTCCTTTTGGATTTATAGGAACATCAGCTCCAAATGAAATTCGTTATCAAAATAATATTAATAGTGGTAATCATAGTTTTTTAACAAGAAATAGTGGTGGAACTCTAATAACACCAATATCAATTAATTCAAATGGTTTAATAATGAATGTAAGCGGGAATTATATACAATTTCCTGATGGGACGCAACAAACGACTGCTGCCACTTCTACAAAAACTTATACTGATTATATTCCAGCAGTGTCTCCTAATCTACCAAGTAAAACAGTTACAATACCAGCAGGGTGTTATGCGATCGACATTATGGCTATATCAGGTGGAGGTAATGCTGGAACGAATGATGGTTCAACTTTTAATGGTGGTTCAGGAGGCGGTGGACAGGTTGTAAAGTCTAATAGTAAAATCGCTGTCTCACCTGGGCAAGAAATTATTGTTTATTTTGCTACCAGTGTTAGTGGTAATTTTATTAGAGGGGCAAATGCTCCTTATAATTCGGTTTTAATAAGGTCGGCTGGTGCAGATGAATTAGCAAATGTTGTAAGTAGATCTATTCAAGTAAATGGAGTTTTACAGACTTTTACAGATGTAATAGGGGTAATGAAAAATGGATTAGACGGCGGAAACGGAACTACTACAGCACACGGGGCTGGGGCTTCTGCTGGAAGTGATTTTCCTACATTTGCTCCTGTTGCTTGTAGTTGGGTTACTTATAGAACGACTGCTGGTAAGGATGGTAATTTTAATACAGGTGGTAGACCTACTGGAGCAAAATGGTTGCTTCAGGGTTATGGAATGGGAGGTGTCAGCACTAATATTTATCCAAGCAGTGAAGCGGGTGTTGCTTTAGTAATGATTACTTATTACATTAGTTAATTATTTTAAGAAAAATATTTTAAAACATTTTATTTTATTAACATATAATATAATGGCTACTTTTACAAACGATTTAATTTTAACAAGCGAAGATACTTTAAACAGATTAGAAATTGTTACTAATCCAACAATAACAATTGGAGGAACAGATATGATAGCATCAGGAGCAAGTGATTTAACAATTAGTGCCTCATCTACTCATAGTCTAAAATTAGGAGCTGGTTTCTTTCCTAATTCGGTTCAAATTGGAACAAATGGTATAGCAAATTTTATCGCTGGAGCACCTCAAACATCAAGTTTGCCAAGTGTAGGAAATGACCTCTGTAACAAGACATATGTAGATAGTGCTGCCTCAGCATCAGCGACTACAATTGATATAACTAACACTTCTACGAATATAAATACTTTTTATCCTACATTTGTTTCAGCATCAGGAACAGGACAAACTTTACGAGCGGACACTACTGGAAATGTCTTATCTTATGTTCCAGATACTTCAACTCTTACTGCTTTAGTGTTTAACGGAGACCTAACAGGAAACGCCAGTAGTTCTACAAATGCGACCAACGCTGCTAATGTAGGAATTACAAATGCTTCTTCTACGGCTGGAACTTTTTATGTTCCTTTTGTTGATTCTACTTCAGGAAACGATAATATTAAAGTAGATACTGGTTTAACTTATTCAGCAACATCAAATACTTTAACGGCAACCTCATTTTCAGGTTCATTATCAGGAACAGCCACTAATGCGACCAATGTTGCTGTAACTGCTGAATCTACAAATGCTAATTTTTATCCTACCTTCGTAAATGGAACATCAGGTAATAGAGCTTTAGATGTCAATAGCGGTTTATTTTATAATCCAAGTAGCAATAACTTAACAGCGACAACTTTCACTGGTTCATTAGTAGGCAATTCAACTAACAGCACTAATACCTCTAATGTTAATATAACAGCCGTAAGTGATAATGTAGAATATTTACCTACATTTGTTAGTTTATCATCAGGAAACAATGCTGTAAAAGTAGATGCGAGTGGTTTAACTTATAATCCGTCGTCTAATGTATTATCAGTAGGACAATTGAAATATCCATCTGGAACAAACGCAAATGTATTAACTACTGATGGAACAGGGTTATTATCATTACAACCGCCCCAAAGTGTATATGTAAATACTTTATATGTAAATGATGGAATTACTGATATTCAAACAGCCATAGATAGTGCTACTCAAGGAACTCAAATTATTATGAGTGCGGGTTCATTTGGAGGAGCAACTGTTTCTATAAATGGAAAACAAAATATAGCAATTATAGCCCCAGCAAGAGGACAAGGAACAATATGCGAATTATCAGGCGGACGAGGATTAACATTAGGAGCATTAAGCACTGGTTCTATTTCAATAGCCAACTTACAAATTGAGGGGCTTTTAACATTATCAGGTTCAGGCAATAATTATTTTACTGATGTAGATGTAATTTCAGGTATAACAATAACAGCAGGAGCAACAGGTAGTTATTATTTTAAAGATTGTAGTATAGCAGGACTTATTACAGTTCCAAATACTTTTGCTGGTGTAATTATTTTTAATCAATGTAATATGACAGGGGCAACATATTCTTTATTAAATGTTAGTCCATTACAAGTTCAATTTGCTTTATGTTTGAATCTACCAGTATCAAGACCAACAAACGCTACTTATGGTTTTGGAAATAGTGATGTTAATACAACAATAACATTAAATACTAACTTTATAAGAGATACTAATAATTCAATTGGAACAAATGGTTATACTTTATATTCAGGAGCAACTGGCGTATATTGGGATGTAGCAACTTTAGGACCTCAAGGCCCCCAAGGCGAACAAGGAATACAAGGACCGCAGGGAATACAAGGCTTAACAGGACCTCAAGGCATACAAGGAGTAAAAGGAGATACTGGTGACCAAGGACCAGCAGGAGTTTCTTCTTTCGTTTATAACTATCAAGCAGACGCAAATACCCAAGCACCGCCAGTAACAAATGGTTATATTGAATGGAATAATGCTACTCAAGCATCAGCAACTCATTTGTATGTTAGTCATATTGATGGAAATGGAGACGATGTTGAAGTTCTTTTGGGTTTAATAAATGCTGGAGATGTAATTGTAATTCAAGATAGAACTAATTCAGCAAATTATCAACATTGGGAAGTTACAGGAGTAAGCGTAGTATCAAATCAATATATTGACTATACTGTTACAAATCAAGCATCTACTCATAGTTTTTCTAATAACGACCAAATATTATTTATTATACAAGCAGTAGGACCAGCGGGTCCTCAAGGACCAGCAGGTCCTCAAGGCTTACAGGGAGAACAAGGCATACAAGGACCGCAAGGAGAACAGGGAATACAAGGAGTTCAAGGACCGCAAGGAGAACAGGGCATACAAGGACCTCAGGGCTTACAGGGAATACAAGGCGATACAGGACCTCAAGGCTTACAGGGAATACAGGGAATACAAGGTTTAACAGGACCGCAGGGAGAACAAGGTATTTCTAATCCAAATTCTACTGCTATTCAAATAACAGATACTAATTTAAATTCAACATATTATCCTACATTTGTTTCCGCATCAGGAACAGGACAAACGCTATATGCTGATATTGCTACAGGTCCATTCAGTTTTAATCCTCAAACAGCAACGCTTACAGTAGGAACAGTCGTAGGAAATCTTACAGGAAACGCAGATACAAGCACCTCGGCATCGTCATCAACTAATTCTACCAACGCAACTAATACTGCTGTAACCTTAGATACAACTACAAACGCAAGTGAATTTGTTACTTTTGTTGGTGGAACTACTGGTAATCAGTCTCAAAATGCTTCAACAAGTTTAACATTTAATCCATCAACTTCTACATTAAGTTCTACCAATATAAGTGCTACTACATTTTCAGGTTCATTGTCAGGAACGGCTACAAATGCTACTAACAGCAATATAACAGATAATAATTCAGGAACAACATATTATCCCGTATTTAGTGCTGGTTCAGGAAATCAACCATTACAAGCAGATATTACAACAGGACCTTTAAGTTATGTCCCATCTACAGGTGTTTTATCAGCAACTAAAATAAAATATCCATCAGGAACAGCAGGTCAAGTGCCGATTAGCGACGCAACAGGTCTTCTAACATTAGGAACACCAAGTAGTTCAATAACTTTTGCGAATAATCCTACTTGGACTGTAGCGAGTGGTGCTACTGTAGCATTAACAAATGGAGCGTATTTTAATTTTGGTAGTCTTGTTCTACCATCGGCAGGGACTTGGGCTATTTTTACTACGAGTTCATTAGGACAACCTTCAGGAAATATTAATTCTTCATTTACAAGAATAGGTTTAAGTAATAATGGTTCTACTGGTGGAATATTCTATTATCAAGATAGTCCAGTAATACCTACAACTACAAATTCTACACCATATTATCCCGCTTTGACAACTATAGTGACTCCAACAGGTTCTACTACTTATACTTTATATATATTTTTGAGTTGGACGCAAGTAAGTGCTCCTACTTTTACGGCTTTAAATGAAAAACGCTCCTTTTTTGCTATTAAGTTGGCTTAAAATTTTCTGTAGTTATTATAAATGAATTCATTTAAAATAATGACAAAATATAGTTGGTTAGATGAACCTGAAATAACTGCTATTGGATATATTTTAGACAATGGAAAAATTAGAGTTACTTATGACCCTATTAATGTAGGAATACCTGATGATACATATAATACCTATAATGAATTAATTGATTTTATACCAGACGAATGTTATATTGTATTTGACAATCAATAATGATTTTCTTAACATATAATAAATGGTAGATAATGTCACTTTATATGGAATAGCAACTTTAGTAGCAGGAGTGCTTGGAGTATGTATTAGATATTCATTTAAAAGCAAATGTAGTGATGTAGGACTTTGTTGCGGTTTAATACATATTGAACGAGATATAGAAATGGAAGTTAAGGCAGAACAACAAGAATTAGAAGCAGGTGAAAGCATAGCACCGTCCCTAAAACCAGAGGATAGTCAACGAATATAAAATACTTATTATATAATCTAACTTAATTATATAATAATAATGGACAAGTATGATGAGCTATTACAATTTTCTGATCCGGTAATTGTTCGAAAAAAAGTAGACCAGTATTTAGGTAAGAATGTACAACTATATATTTCAACACGACCAACTAAAAAATACATGATTCAAAGACCAGACGAAAAATGGATTCATTTTGGACAAATGGGATATTCTGATTATACACGAACATTAAACGATACTAAACGACGTTTATTCAGAGTTCGGAATGCAAAATGGGCTGATGCTCAGAAATGGACTCCTGCGTGGTTAAGTTATTATCTTTTATGGTAAGATAATCTTTATGTTTTTTAGAATTAAGATGTTCTGCTTTATGACATAGTGTATATTTTCCTCCACAATCGCAATTAAATTTTTGTTTTTGTTTTTCATAAATTTTTTCTTTGTTAGTTTGACGATATTGTTTTTGTCGTTCTATAATTTGTTGTTTATTAGTTTCATAATATTCTTTTCGTTGTTCTGCAATTTGTTCCTTATTAGTTTCATACCACTCTTTTTTAGTTCTAGATGGAATTTGAGTATTTAAATTTGAATTTAAAATTTCATACCAATATCTTTCTCTTGCTGATGCTTCATTAATATCTTGACAAGAATATTTCTCAATTTCAATCATGTTAAAATTATCCCAACCACCATTAGCTCTAATAAACTGATAAATTTTATAATTATACTTTTCACTATATTCAGTATTACAACTATATTTATGTTTATATTTTCTTTGAATAAAATTAGTTGTATGTCCTACATAACATTCTACAATATTTAAATCATTACATACAATTTTGTAAATAATAGTTTTACTATAATCCATTACTTTTTTAGGCATCTTATATAATCGTATAAAATTTTATTTTTAAATACTTTTTAAATAAATAAATTAACAAAAAATATTTGTTTATATATATTATATGCCAAAGAAATCAAAGAACATTACTTTAGATATTATGGAAATTGAACCAAAAATAGATTCATGCTGGGAGGGATATGAAGCAATCGGATTAAAAAAAAAGGGAAAAAAAATGGTTCCAAATTGTGTACCAACTTTAGAGGGAACTGGGATTGTAAAAGATATCAAAAAAGGAGTTAAAAAAGTAAGTAAATCTGCTTTGAAAGATGTTAGAGATATTGTTTCAAAAACCGAAGATATTGCTCAACAAGCAATTGATAAAACAAAGAAATATGTTAAGGCAGTTGTTTATGGTAGAAACGACTATCCACCAAAGGTAAGAGAATTATTAAAAGAATATGGTAATGAAGTTATTAGCAAATTAACAATAATGAGAACTCCAGTTTCGGGATTATTAACTGGTGCATTATCTTTATTTTCATTAGGTAAATTTGGTAAACGTATGAGTCGTTCGTTTGATGAATTGTTTCACTTATTTTTGGAAATTACAACTCAATCAGGCAAACGATTCTCTGTTGAGAAAAATGAAGTTATCGTAATAGAAATGAACCCTAAAAAAAGAGATAAAACTGAAATAAAGGAAGTTACAAACAATTTACCTCAAAATTTAACAATTCAAGAAATGCTTGATAAAACTAAAGAAGCTATGGGAACTGAGAATTTTTTTCGCTATTCCGCAATTGATAAAAACTGTCAAGATTTTTTATTAAACATATTTAAAGCTAATAATATTGGAGATAAAACTGATTTGACATTTATTAAACAAGATACCCAACAATTGTTTAAAGACTTACCTTATTTAGCCAAACTAACAAATGCGGTAACAGATTTAGGAGCAAAAGTTAATGTAATTACAGAAGGAGCTGGTGTTAGTAATTATGTTGTTCAAAGTGTTGTATTTTCAAAAGATAAATGGACTACACCAAAAGCAAAGAAATGGTTAAAAGAAAATCAATATAAAGCTCCAAAGGTAGATAAGACAGATACTCAATTAAGATTTAGACAAATAGAACCGGATAAAGTAGAAACCGATGGATTTACAGAATATAGAACAAAAGAATTAGGAGATTCAGGAATTTCTTTAATTCTTGTTTATAAGAAAAATAAAATCTCGCGTAAATCTATGAAAGGTAAAGGAGCAATTCCAACTCAAGTATTAGTAGAAGAAGGTTTAACAGGCGGATCTATCTGTAAGATGTGTAGTTGTAAAATGGAGGAAATGGAAGGTGGAAAATTAAATGTTGGTAAAGCAATAAAGAAAGCAGTTAGAAAAGCAGTTAAACCAGCTGAAAAGTTGGCTGTATCTGGTAGTGACAAAGTAGTAGATTATGTTACATCAAAGAAAGGTGGTTTAGCATCTGATCTTGTTACTTATGGTATTCCAGCAGTAACATCAGGAGTATTAGGTGCTGCCGCAACTGCTGCTACAGGGGGAAACCCATTAGCAGGAGTAGCTGGTTCTGCTCTTGGTGCTAAGTTAGGAACATTAGCAGCAGGAGAAGTTAGTAAGGCAGCAGGTACAGGTATTCCAAGAAAAGGTCGTTTTGTAAAAGGTTCTGAAGAAGCAAAGGCTCACATGAAAGCTATGCGTGAAAAAAGAGGAAAGAAGTAATGTTTTAAATGAAAGTTAAGATATTATACATAATTAATTCATAATTAATATTAATTATTAATTAATCTTATAAAAAATCGTTATAATATATTAATAAAAAATTTTTTATTAATATTATAAACAATATTATTCAAAAATTAACTGAAAAATCGTTTAATTCTGTTTAATATATTAATTTTCTGTTTAAATTCATTATATTATAAATAAATATTAAGAAATATTATCTGTTTAATAATATATAATGGAAAAAATAAAGGAATTTATTTCTGAAAAACGTTCTACATTGAGCAAATCATCTGTTAATACATACGCTTCTATTTTGAAAAACTTATATAAAAAAGTATTTGATGATACTGAATATGATTTAAAAAAATTTGAGAAACCAGAACCAGTATTACAATACTTAAAAGATATGCCTCCCAATAAACGAAAGACTATATTAAGTGCTTTAGTTGTTATTACAAATGAAAAAGCTTATAGAGACCTTATGATGGAAGATGTTCGTGATTATAATAAGGAAATCGATACTCAAACCAAAACAGAAACTCAAAAAGAGAACTGGATTAATGGTGATGGTATCCAGGATATTTACAACGAATTAAAAACTAATGCTGATGCTCTTTATAAAAAAAAATCTTTAACTCCATCTGATTTACAACAAATTCAGAATTATATTATTATTTCTGTTTTAGGCGGTATTTATGTACCTCCAAGACGTAGTAAAGACTTTGTAGATTTTAAAATCAAAAATATTGATAAAACCAAAGACAACTATCTTGATAAAAATAAAATGGTGTTTAATTCATATAAGACCGCAAAGACATATGGACAACAATCTGTTGAAATACCAAAAGAACTTAAGAGCATACTAACAAAATGGATTAAAATAAATCCAACTGAATATTTTTTGTTCGACCAAAATATGAATCAATTATCATCAGTCAAATTAAATCAGCGTATGAACAAAATTTTTGGTAAGAAAATATCAGTTAATGCTATGCGTCACTCATTTTTAACAGATAAGTATTCAAAAACAAGCGAAGAATCAAAAAAACTGGCTGCTGACATGAGTGCGATGGGCAGTTCTAAAAACATGGCTGACACTTACATCAAGCTAAAGTAATTTATTAGTTTCAAGTTTATTTTTATTAGTTTGTCTCCATATTGGTTTATAATTTATATTATATTTTGCATGTTTAATCCTATATTCTTCTTTTTCAATTTCCTTTTTTTTTCTATACATTTCAGCCCATACAGATTGATTTGCTACTAAATATTTAAATCGTTCTGAATTTACGTCCATTCTATATTAATTCTAATTATTAATATGGAATTCTTTTTAAGTCAATTTGTTAGTATATATTTGAACTGAACTACTATTTATATTTTTATAAGCATCTGGCTTTCTTAATTTAGTTTGTTTTAACTCTGTTTGTAATTGAACCGATTGATTTGATTTAAAATATTGATAAAAATAATTTGTAAGTAAAGGCATTATATTATATATTGATATTATTTTTAAACCTTTAATTTATAAGGAGAATTATAATATACTAATGAATATTTATTTCCAACTAAATCATCAGTATTATAATGTTCTAATAATGCTCCATTAAAAATAATTGGCTTACAATTAGCATCATATACTACATCTTCTATTACAATATTACAACCACTATATTCTCCAAATGATACTAACAAACTTTTACCTACATTAGTTTCATCTTTATGTTTCGGACAAACTACATTATGATTTAAATGTATTGATGTATATTCAAACGGACAAATCATATCTCCTATTCGTTTTAATTCATTATAAATTTCAGGATATTTTTTTGAGTATTCGCTAATACCAATTATACCTGAATATCTACCTCTTGTAATTCCAAATACAGTAGATCTATGTTTTGGAAAATCTCTTCTACTACTTCTTCCACTTCTAAAATGAATACTTATACTATCAAGCATGTAATATAAATCAACAAATTCTTCAGGATTAATACTATTCAAAACTGTTATTGTTTTATCTTCCTTAGTAATGGTGCTTTGCTTACTAAATGATTTTAGTTTATTTAAAACAAATTCATTAATTCCTGTTTTACGTACTTTTTTTTTACCATATTCAGGATAAGCAACTAACAAATCATTAGTTTTTTCTATTGTTTTTGGTAATCTATCTTTTAATGTTCCTAATCCACCAATAGAACCATAATATTTTGTTTGAAATCCAATCCTATCATAACGATGAACTATACCATCTTTTTTAAAATATAAAATAGTTCGTTCGACATCTTCCTTTTCACCATCAATAGTAATACTTAATTTTAATTCTATATCATTTGGTCTATTAATAATTCCATAAAAAGCACCAATAATATAATTAAGACAAGTTGTTAATCGGTCTCTTTTTTCTCTAAAATACTTATTAAATACTGGATATATAGACCAAATATAGCATTTGTTAGTTATAGCCTCATTAAAGGCTAATTTAAAGAATTCATCTAGGTTACTAATCTCTGTAAATAAAGATAAATCAACACTTTTTACATCATCATCTAAAAATACTATGTTAGTTCCAATTGGATAATATGTTTCAATAAATTCTCTTTGTTGAACTAAACCTTTTTTACCAATAATAATTTCATAATCGTTTGAAATAACAGATTTATATAAAGCTTCTTCTTCTTTAATAATAAATATTTTGATTAGATTTTTGCTAATGTTATTGTCTTGTAACATCTTTAAAGTTAAATTATTAATAATTGTATGTCTTCCTAATGTCGGAATACAAATAATATATGGAATATTCATATATTATTATTATACAAAAAATTTAGACATTCATTTTTAATTTAAAAGCATCTATACCACCATTCGTATCCTCTGTAATTGTTTCTGTATCTGCTATTGTTTTTATTTCTTTCCTTAATTTAGGGTCTTCACTCTGGAAAAAATGTTTTAAAATATATTCATTTTTCAAAAAATTAGTTGATTTATTTAAATCTTCAAAATAATCTAAAAATTGTTCTGTATCTAAATAGATGTCACCTATTCTATGGGTGAAATTATTAATGTAATGTAAATAGGCACAGCAATACCAACCACATGCGTTCGCCATTAATGATTGAATATCTTTTGTATTAAATGGTATTTTCTGTTTACAGAATTTCATCATTTTTTCTTTTACAATTTCTGGAGGTGGCATGCCGTATGCGTCGAAGTATATGGGTGCAACATTACCATTAGGATATTTTGCAATTTGAAAGCAAGTCCAATGAGAGCCATTATTCAATAAACCTTCAGCATTATATTCATCTTCTAAATTAATAAAGTATGCCTTATTATATTCTAAATTGCAGGGAATTTCATTTTTAAATATAATTCCATTTTTTATTGCAAGTGGTATTTTCATTTTTTCGCAAAGTTCTCTAATTTGTCTATCTGTTAAACTCATTTATAATTAATTTAGATAAAAAATTTCTTAATTAATTATTATTTCATTGGGAACTCTATATTAACCATGATTCAACCGCCTTACAACATCAATCCAGAACCAGTAATATTCTGATAAGCTGGTGGTAATGTATATCTAAATTGATAATTTGCTCCTAATGGTTGAGAACGTAATGCTTGAGGTGTATGTCTTACTAAACCTCCATTTAGACCAACAATAGCAGCACTCTTACTAACACCTCGTCCTGAACTTTGACCTGCGTATAAACCTTGACCAGCTAAAGCTCTTTCATAAGCAGAAACAGATTCTCTTTGTTTTTCAGCAACCGATCTTGCATTTAATTCAGCCATAGCTTTATCTGCAAGAGCATTTGTAATTGATGCTCTACTTAAATTACCCATGTTAGTTCCCAATTGAGCATTTAAAGAACCAAGTGCTTGATCTTGAACATAACGACCTGCTAAACTTGTTGCTAATTTTGCTTTTGGACCACCAGCATTCGATTGATAAGCCGATGGATTTGCTAAATAATCTGAACCAAGTGCGGATAAACCAGCAACACCTGGAGCAATAAATGGGATTAATTCGGGTTGGGCTACACCTAAAGCAGTTCCTGCTGTTGCTAAACCCGCCGTAAGTCCTGCTTGAGCTACTGGTAAAAAATCTCTTGCTATATCATAAATTCGCTTACGTGCTGGTTTCCCAACTATTCTACCAAACGCTCTATCGAAACGCTTACCAAAGATGCCTTGTCCCTCCATCTGAGCCGCCGCACCTTTATTCATTGCTATTTCCTCTGGTGATAATGCTAATTCCATACCCTTGTTTCTGCTAAAGGTTTTTGTTATAAGAGAATAATTTGCAGGGTCCACAATTACAGCTACACCTTGACCTTCCATTGGCTTTTTGACTCTAACTTTATGTCCATTTCTTAGACGAGATAATTGTTTGGGCGATACATGAACTTTTACGGATTTATGTTCCTCCATATAGATTATACTAACAAAAAAAGATAATAGAAAATTATTAATTGTGATTTAATGTATTTTATTTGATTTTTTTAATAATCAAATGCACCATAAACTTTTGCAATTATATTAATAATTAATTCTTGTTCCTCTTTATTGAAAGCCTCTATAAATTCCTCAGACCAATAACCTATACCAAATTTACCAATTGCCTCATATTCTTGTTCCTCATTTTCAAATTGTCTGTCTGAAATATAACCCAACCAAACAATTATTGATTTTCTTTTAATCATACCTTTACCTTTTCTCTTTATTGCTGGAGATAATTGAGGTAATATAATATTATTATAACATTCTTTCCTATTAATCCATCTATTTCGTAATTGTTCATTTTCTGTTTTGTCCATAGTTTCGTTCCTAATATTATACATAATAAAATTCAATTTTTTTTAATTCAATTTTTTTAATTATAATATTATGTTCTTATAATTAAATTAAAAATTTGTTACGATATATGCTCTCAAATATTTACACACGGGCTCCGCTGAGCACGTCCACTGAAACAGAGCATCTGTAAGTGCAGAACACGAAAAGGTCAATATCACGAGCAGAAGTATTCTGTCCAATAATCTGAACTGATTTAGGAACGGATTCTTCAACTGGAAGCATACGAGATACATCAACATGATGGTAACAATATTCCATTTCCCAACCAAGTTGGTCAATTAAACCACTGGAAAGACCATCTACCATACCTCCATCAACAGAATTAGCACCATAAACCTGATTGAGCCAAGTTTCATAAGAATATCGAACAGTATTGTATATCATATTCTGTCCAGAAACTACTACGTTGAAATTAGTAAGCAAACAAAGAGGAGATGTAGGTCCACAACCTGCAGGATCAAAAGGAGATTGATAAGCAGGAAGAGGAGAAACACCAGCACCAATAATGTTGTTTGTTGCCGCAGAATAGTATGGCAAGATAGTTACACTAACAAGACCAGCAATACCATTGGTTACTAAATTATTGATCTGACCTGTGCTAGCAGGAATGTTATTAATCTGATACTGGTAAACATCAGTGTATTTAATTTGCTTAATAGGACTGGAAAGATAAGCGGATTCGAAAACTGGGTTAAAACTGTAACAGGGCACATACAAGTAGATGCTACGAGCAAGTCTACCTTGCTGAACATTAGCAATAGAGGCAAGTTGAGGATCAAGACAAGTAGCACCAACAGAAACATTGGCTCTAAAAGTATTAACACCACCATAAGCACTAGAACCACCATTTAAACCAGCAGCACTTGCGATCATTAAAGGACAAACACCTCCAACCGCATTGGAAACACTATTAAGTGTTATAGCATCAGCAACATCAACGCTATAATCAACTGTAGTGTTATTCAAGTTCAATGTCATCTTCATAAAAGCACCTTTCAAAAGAGGAATAAAGTTAAAAAATGAATGAACATGTTTCAACTGGATAAAACCCATAAGATTGATTTGGAAAACACCCTGATTACCAGAATTTACACCATTAATTTTATTAAAAACATAGGATTTCCATAAAAGATTACAAGAACCAGCAGATAATTGAGCTGCTCCAAAAGTAGAAGAACCACTTGAAGCTTCAGGATCGTAGTTAATATATTGCTGTCTTTTTAACAATCCTATATTACCATTTGCACTATTATAACTATTAAGAGCACCACTTACAACAGTCTGGAAAGCACCAGAAGCACTTGCCGCAAGATTAGTATTATTACAAACACCTCTACCACTTGTAGATGGGGCTGCCTGAAAACTAAAAGACAATGGATTATCAGGATAAAAACCCATAGATGCACCTTGAGTTGCTACATCTCCCCATGAAAGAGATGTTAGTAACTGAAATGAATTAATCATCTGGATAAAGGGTGTTTGCTGGATAATGGTAGTTCCATTCATATCAAGTGTAAATGAATGAATCATTTGACCAAACCAAGATTTCAAACCAATAGCGTAATCAGCACTTGAGGCAGCAGTAGCAGGAGAAAAATTTCCAGCAGTAGCTAAACTGGTTGTTGCTAAAGTCAAAAGCATTGGGACAGCTAAATAAGCCTCTCTATATGAGACATATTTGTTGCTGTTAGAAAGCTGAGATGTATCAATAATTGACTGATTTGAATTGTACACCGAATTCATATTATCTAAAATGTTGATCCAATCTTTCTTAACAAAAATGGAGGCTGAGCCTTCTACTTCTTGAGATAAGTCAAATACTAATTTATCGGACATATTATAATTATTACAGAGATAAAAAAATTTGGCTAATTCCAAAATAATATGGAATTGGCTAAAAAGAAATCATAAAATTTAATCTCTCATAAGTTGAATTTAATATTTTTGATTTTATTTTTTTGTGGCTTAACTGCTAAACTTAAACTTTCCAATTTTTTGCTTAAAGCTCCACCAGCCATTGGAACTCTACCGGTTGTTGCTATATATTCATCTACACTATCATAACTTGATGCTGAACCTGCTCCACCTTGATTAAGTAAAACAGAACCGCCTTTACCTTGCATTCTTGAAATGCGTCTGCCTGGAACATAAACAGAGGTTATTCTAACCATTATTATACTAACAAAACATTATATTTTAATTATTCAATATTGGATATTCGTTTCCTCAAATTCCTTAATTTTAAAATATTCATTATTAAAGAATTTATAATTGTTATTTGCTTCATAATATCTTTTTCCTTAACTGAATCAGTTCCAGTTTTTAAGTCAGTTGTTAGTCTTGATTGTTCTTTTTGTAAATCATCGTACATTCGAGTTAAAGATTGTTCAGTTATATCGTGTGTAAAGTTCATCTATATATAATTAAGAGATTATTAATTTGCTAAAATAATGCGGTCTCTATATTAACCACTATTATGCCGCCTGTTCATTTGCATCACGTATACATAAAACAATTGTAATCGATGGATCATTAATCGTAATTGGATTTAAATCTGTTCCTAAAATTGTTAGTCTCAATTCATTATAAGTTCCATTTATCAATTTAGTCCATATAAATGCTGGTGGCTTTTCTGAAATAAGTTCCCCTACTGCTACACTTGGAACAAGGGTATAAAGAATACTTGAAGGCATAGCATAAGCATTATCAATATTAGATAATGAAAATAATAGCGATGAATTCGGCTGAACATTTGGAGCAACTGTAGAAATATATGATATTGTTCCATTTGCTAATTTGCTTACATATTGACTTACTGGAGGAACAAAAGCATTATTTAAATTTTGAGCCGTAGCAAAACCAGCACTGTAACCAACAATTATGTTAAACTTTGCCGGAATTGTTATGATAGGATTAAAACTCTGTGGAGGAAAAGGAACGGCTGCTGGATTCGTCCAACCCACTGGTAATGCTGTTGGAAATAAGTATGTATTTATTTGAACCGCATAACGAGCAGGATTTATTATAAATTCAGCATAGTATACATTTTCACCTGAATTATTTACTAAATAATGTCCATTTTGTATCATTGTAAATTGTAGCAATTGATTCAATGTTGTTATTTCATATAGACCATCTGGAATTGATATTGTATAAGTTGTTGCTACACCAGCACCATTAATCCAATTATAAGTGAAAGAATTATTTTGATAAGTAGATGTTATATTGAACCAGCTGTAATATATAGAACATGAGGCAAATGCTAAATAATTATCTTTGAATTGAACTGAATTTGGAAATCTATAAACGAACTTGTTATTTTGTCCATCTAATACCAGATTGCTTTGATTTAAGACAAGTGTTTTAACCATTATATATTATTATAGATAAAAAATAATATAAAATTATCGTCTTAATAAATAGGGCATTATTAATTTCTTTCTAGATGTCTTAATTTTCTGTCCGTCTAAATAGTTGTGTAGTCCTGAACCACTAAAAGTATTTGGCTTTAACATTAAACTGTCTGGCACTTGAGACCCACCGAAAAAAAAGGCTGGTTGAAATTCCTCAGACCGCATTTGTGGTATATTATTGGACATATAAGGGTTTGCGACCTTAAAATTAAAGTTTCCACTCATTATACTATATCAATAGATTTTATTTTAATTTGATATATATTCATTTGCAAAACAACATTTAATCATTATCATTTCTTTATTATTTATATTTTTTAAAAATATTGTAGTGCTATTAACAACTAAACTATTTTTTGACTTATTTTGAAAAATTCTTATTAATTCGTGTATTTTTTTTGCTACTTCTGCTGAATATAAATATTCCTGTTCGTTTTCATTATCAGTTTCTAACCAATCAACTAATTCATTATTAAAATTATCTAAATTAATCTTGGAAAAGAATACCTGTAATATACCTATGAATAGATTAAGAATAGTTCCAAACGATTTAGAAAATGATATGGGATTAACATTAATCTTATCACTTGATAAAATATTCAATAAAATTTTTAGTTTTTTTTGTTCTATATCATCTAACATTGTATTTACAAGTTCATTAAATAAACTTATATCAAATAATTCTTCATTGGTAATAAATAGAGCAACCACACTAAACATATTAAGATTAATATTTGTTGAAGACATCTTATTGAATCTTATTGAATCGTATTACTTATTTAAACTCAATGAACTAACAAAAAGTATTTCAATTTTTTTTTTAATTAATAATTATTTTCATATTTTTTGAATATGCGTGTATAATAATAAAAAAGTAAAAACAATTATTAATTAAAAAAAAAATTGAAACTCTTATATACCTACTGACAATCTATATCCAAACAACTACATACGCAACAATGTCAAGCGAAAGAAAAATTGTAAGAGTATCTTATACAGTTGATGATGTATTTAAGATTCCAAAAGGATTGGATTTAGAAGATAAGACGCAAGTTAAGTTTTGGGGTGTTAAGTATAATAGATTATATATTACGAAAGTAGATGGAACTGAATTAAATATTGATAGTGAGGGTTGGATAAGTCATTTTGATTATAAGTATCCTAGCAATGACGCTGAAATTATTGATGCTGATGATGTTGGATTAGATGATGAAGAAGATAAATGTGATTGTTGTGGAGAAAATGCTAATGCTGGATTAATTGATGGAAAGTTTATGTGTATTTCTTGTCGTGAAGAAAACTAGGCGTCTCTATATTAACCAAAAACTATTTAGATTTCATATTTTGACATCTCTAATAAAATATCCTTTGCTTGTCCCCGAGGAATTAAATTTCTATCTAACATTTCCACTAAAACTTGTTTGAATTTTCTAAATAAATCTTTAGAGTCATTACCACTTACCATTTGCCCACGCATTACCTCGAACTGATTTATTAGCTGTTCATTTTTATCTTTTTTTGGACTAGGAACATCGAGTTTAGATGATAGATTAGACTTATTAGCAATAAATTTCAAATAGTCTCTTTCATCGTCATCTAGTTTTTCGAGTTCAGAAAAAGATGGAAGATTTCCACCAGCTATTTTCTTAAAAACAACTGTTAAATTAGGGCTTACTCGTTTTGTTTTCATGTCTGGTAAAAACTGACCTCCACACCGTTTTATCATTATTACACCATCAACAAGTTTTTTTCGATTAATCAAAAACTTTCCAAACGGAACATAATCAGGTTCAGCACCAATACCAGCACTATAATCCACTTTAGAAGATAATCCTTTACCATGAATGCTTTTAGTTTTTTTTAATCCTTTTGCAGTAATACGAGCTGGAGAGGAACTAACTACTGGTTCAGCAACCGCTACTGGTATTTGTGACCAACTTTGTTTTATTTCACTATCATTAGTTTGTAACCAATTTATTAATTCTGGTTTATTAAATCCTGATACAGCAGATTTTGTTGTTCCTAATCTTTGAAATAGTCCTGAATCTATTATAGCTATTGCTTCTATATATCCTTTTAAATCTTTTTCATATGAAGAATCTTTTTTAACACCAAATAAATCTGTTGGTAATATGTAAGAATATTTAAATCCAGCATAATCTACACTTCTAGGAGGTGGTGTTTCTCCTGTTACATCAGTTTTTAATGATTCAGGAGGTCTTGATGATTGAGCCATTAATATTTTTTGTCGTAATAATGCAACCTCATCATTTAAAGTTTTATCATATTCAGTTAATTCATTTAAACGCTGTAAAATCATTTCTACTGATGTTGCATCTCTTCTTTCCTGAGCTATTTCTAATTTATTACGTAAATCTATTATCTGATTACGTGTTGGTAATTCATTAACTAACAAATTAATGTCTTTTAAAATTTCCTCTTTCAATATAGGATTGTTAGTTTGAGAAATAATATTAAAAGCCTCAATAGATGTATCAATCGCATTCAAAGTTTCCTTTAGGTTTCCTTCAATTTTCTTTCCTAATAATGTGTTTTGAAGTCCTAATAGTTCTAAACTATCCTTAATATCTCTAATATCCTGTGCTGAAACAATAGTATTCATTATAGTTTGTTGATTTGCTAATAGTTGTCTTCCTGATTCCTGTTGTAATCCATAATCAACTCCTTGTGTCTCTAAATATTTACGCATATATTTCTGTAAATATGGATTAAATACATCTGCTGGAACTCCTAGAGCAAATTTCGGTTTTAAATCTGCTACAATTGTTTCTATTTGTTGTGCTAAAAAACGTGCTTCATTTTCGTCTAAACCATCAACAACTTTTTGAGCATTGTCTCCACTCATTATTTCACCTAATTTTGAACGTATGTCAATGCGTAATCTGTAAAGATCTGCTAATTTCTCACTTGTAGTTCGAGTATCCGTTGGCTGACTAGGTGCTCCAGTTCGAATATAAACTTTATTCGCTTGTAAATTCAAGTCATTGTTTTTAACTTCTAAAGCAAGGTTGGCTAAATATTCATTCCTAAACTTAGCTACATCAAGAGGGTTCTTATAAGGTTGTCCGCTCATTATTATAATAATAGATAATATAATAATAATTTATGTAAAAGAAATTTCCAAGAATATTCTTAAGAATTTATTCCGCTTTCGATTCTGAACCCTCTATATTAACCACTTCTTCATCCGCAGGATACAATACTGAATAATCCGGTGCCTCTACATGTGCTACTGGAATTTTGCTTGTATCTTCTCCTGGTGCTAATATATTATCTGTTACAATCGAGTTAAATTCTTTATCCATTTCTTCTTCTGTCATATACATCATCATTGTTGTTAGTTCTTTTAAAAATCTATCCTTCTGTCTTTTATTAAATGTACTGGGATTTGTTAAAGGATTTTTCTCCCATTGATCCAATAATATTACCTTACACTTCATTGCCTTTGTTTTTAAGGCTTGTAATTCTTCTTCACTTTGACATTCTATTTTTTCCATATATAATTAAGTTATATAAAATTTTAAACAAAAATTCCTTAATTATTTATTAATTCTAAAAATTTGTTAGTTCGTTCCAGAAAAAAAACTCTAAATTTAATCTTCTTATTTTTCTTGCTCGTTCTAAACAAATTACATGACATACTGTTACATCTGGTTGTTCCGTAGTTGGATTCTTTACATTTAATTGTTTTTTACATAAAACACATTTCATATTTATTTATACTTTTAAAAAAAGTATAACAAAATAATTTATTTTAAATTAAATTATTGATTAGCCAAATTATTTTGATTAGCCAAATAATTCTGATTTAAACGTCTAAAAAGTTCTAATTGGTTTACAATCATATCCATATAATCAATTATACAATCACAAACATAATCATTATCAACATTACTTAATACTCCAAAACGTTCCAAAATTTGATCAGCTATATTAAAAAAAAATTCTTGATCTTCTCTTGTATATGTATAATTCATTATATTTTATTGATAAATAATATTTAAATAGTTTTATTGTTTTAGTTTCTAATTTTAGTTTCTAATTTACCTATTTTAGTTTCTAATTTACTTTTTTAGTTGAGGCGTAAAGGCGTAAAAATAGGTGCTTAAATGAAAAGTCCTATATGCGGGAAAAAAAAAAAAAAAAAAAAAAAAAAAAAAAAAAAAAATTTTTTTAAAAAAATAAGATATTTTTGTTTTAAGAACAAAATTTTAAGCCTTTAAC